CAACTAAAAATGTAATTGCATATGATAAAGCTCATTTACAATTTCATAATTTGGTTGAATATGATGAAAAAGGAAAAGTAATTGAAACTGATTTAACCGGAGGTGCAACCATGCAAAAAATCATTCAAGATGCAAATTCACACATGCAAAAAACATTTTCATTTATTCCGCCACAACGTATTAAATTGGGTCGAGTATATGATTTTGAAGATCAACAAGCAGCATTCTTTAATGAGATTGCACAATTACAAACAAAATTTAATCTTAAAGATACGGATTTAATCAGCGAATATCATAAATCATGGTGGCGAGATGTTATCAAATCAAAAGCCCAACAATTGGGATATGATATTACAGACGAGTTGGTTGATACATTGATGTATCGATGGTCATTTAATGATAAATCAACAAATATATCCATACTTAAAAAACAAATTGCAAATCCTGAATTTTTAGCATGGGTTGATGAGTTTGATAAAAAAGATTTCAAACAATACAAAAAACAAAATTTAGAACCATTTGAATCAATCTTTTTGCGTCTAGGAGTTTTGGTATTACAAAATGCAACCAATTATCTAGCAGCAAATCCAGACCAAACGGTTCAAGAAATAAAAACAGAATTAGCTCAACTTATCAAAGATTTGCAAGCCAAGGGTGATCCTGCTACAATACAAAAATTAGAACATGAACTAAAACGCATACAAAAACTAGGCGGGTTTGATGCAATTGTACCAACTGAAGGCGTTGTATTTACATTTCAAGGAAATACATATAAAATGACAGGAGCATTTGCTCCGGTTAATCAACTACTAGGGGTATTGAAATATACACGATAACATATTTATATAAAATAGGATATTATAATGGCTGAAAAACATAAAAGCAAATACAAAAAACCAGAAAACAAAAAACCTACATATCGTAAAGATATAAAAGATTATACATTGGATGATAAAGAAGGCAAATTAAACCCTAGAACTACAGGCGATAAACAACTTAATGTTTTGCGTAAAACTGACAAAGAAGTAATAGATAATGGAAATCTAGTTCCAAAGTATGAAACAGATGATCGTTTATATAAAGATATAGAAGATGGTGATTATGATCCAAAGACAGCAGCAAAGCGATTAAAAAAACGTCAGGATGATGAAGAAAAAGATGTTAAAGATGTTATTAAAGATAAAATTGAAAACTTAACGAGAGAACAAAAAGAACGTTTAGTTAGAGAATATATTCGTAGGAAGATCGAAAAAGTTTTATACGAACAAGAAGAAAAGCCAGAAGATGCTCCTGCAGAAGAAGCACCTGAAGCTACAACACCAGAAGCACCAGCTCCTGAAACAACACCTCCTGCACCAGATGCAGCAGCAGAAACTCCTGCACCGGAAACACCAACTGAAGAGCCAACTCCAACTGAAGAACCTGCAGCAGATGAAACCGAAAAAGAATTAGATCCTGAAGCAAAAGAAGCGTTAGCTGTACAAAGATTTGTTGATCACTTAAAAAGTGAAACAGGAAATATTGCTAGGATTAAAGCAATATCAAAAGTTATTAATGCAACAATGCGTGAAGCAGAACCAGAAGATTATACTAATTTTTATGAGTTACTTCGTTCATTAGCAATTAATAAACTTTCAACGGGAAATAAATCTAAAAAATAAATAATGTCTAAAAAGTTACAAAATGTTAAAGCTGTACAACAAATGTTGGATGGCAGCCACAAGTTTCAAACAAAAAAAACTGTAGGATTTTCCGATGCAACATCGGTTGCAAAGAAAAATGATCGTCACGAAATTGGCGACATATGGGAAGAAACAAATTCATCAACAGGAATCACACAGGTCATTGAGCAAAAAGACGGCTTTCGTATACGCAAGTCAAAAGGCACAGATGTATTGCAATCAGTCCGAGATGAATTAAAATCATTTCCTAATTGTAGAAAAGATACATGTACATGTTTAGGTACACATCATATAGATCAAAAAATGCGTAAAGTGCACGGAATGTGTTTTGATTGTACAATTGATATGGAACATGAATTAAAAAAAGCTGGAACATATGAAGAATATGAGCAAAATAAAATTCGTGAAAATGCACTTGCATGGTTAGAGTCCGCGGAGCGAGATGTTAAAATGTTAAAAGACGCATATACAACAGCATCACAATTTGTAACAAATTCCGAAGGCGAACAAGAATCTTGGTCCGCAAAAATGACTCCGGAAGAATTTGAAGATACAATACAAAAACAATTTGATATTTTTAAAGAAAATTTTTTAAACAAACTAAATAACAAGGAAACAAATGAAAACAATTAAAAAATATTGGGCATTTATAGTAGGAGCACTAGTTGCTATTATAGGTATTTTTGCAGTAACATCATCAAAACTTACTAGTAAAAAATTAAGAAAAACTGCAAAACAAATTGATGATAATGATTCGTCAATTGATAAATTGCAAGGCAAAATAGAAGTAGTAGAAGAAACAAGAATTAAAACAAAACAAGATTTAGTAGAACAAACAGCAGCAATTGCTGATTTGCAAGAAGCTAAAGACAATTTAATTGTTGAAGAAGTTCCAATTGAAGATGCTAAACAAAATATTTTAAAAAATGTGCGTCGAGCAAAAAAACAAACAACATGAAAAAGCTATTAATTATATTATTGTTCCCGACAATAGTATTTACGCAAACAAAAAAGCAATTGCCTGACACATGTTTTACTCAACAAGAACTTGCTGATATATCATTTGTATTAGATTCACTTTGGACAGCTGATGATATTAATAACAATTTAATTAAATCATATGATACAGCATTTCGCACTCAAAGTACTTTGATTAAATTAGATTCAGTACAATTACAATATAAAAACAATCAAATTAAATTGTTGCAAGAAAACATTGATTTACATGTAAGTAGAGAAAAATTATTACAACCAAAATGGTATGATAAAAAAGGTTTATGGTATGGCGCAGGATTTCTATCAGCATTAGGAACCGGCATACTAATAAATCAACTTATAAAATAAATACAATGTCTGCAAACATAAAACAAATAATACAGCAACAGTACATGATGTGTGCTAAAGATCCTGTATTTTTTATGCGTAATTATTGTTATATCCAACATCCTAAACGAGGAAAGATTAAATTTAATCTATTTCAATTCCAAGAAGATTCATTAACTGAATTGCGTGATAATCGTTACAATGTAATATTGAAATCAAGACAGTTAGGTATATCAACATTAGCAGCAGGATTTGCTTTATGGAGCATGTTATTCAACGAAGACTTTAACGTATTAGTTATTGCAACAACACAAGAAGTAGCAAAAAACTTGGTAACAAAAGTTCGTGTTATGCATGACAATTTGCCAAGTTGGCTAAAAGGTACAGTTGACGCAGACAATAAATTATCATTAAAATTTAAAAACGGCTCACAGATTAAAGCAGTATCATCTGCAGGAACAGGAGCACGATCTGAAGCATTATCATTATTAATAGTTGATGAGGCTGCATTTATTAGAAACATTGAAGAGATATGGATTGCATCTCAAGCAACATTATCTACGGGTGGTGGAGCAATAGTATTATCTACTCCAAACGGAGTTGGTAATTGGTTTCATCAAACATGGGCTGACGCAGAAGCAGACATTAATGGATTTCATACAGTTAAACTGCATTGGACAGTTCATCCAGAACGTGACCAAGATTGGCGAGACGAACAAACTCGTTTATTAGGTGAACGTGGCGCAGCACAAGAATGTGATTGTGACTTTGTTAGTTCAGGTCATACTGTAGTTGATGGCCCATTATTATTAGAATATGATGCAATAACTGAAGATCCAATTGAACGTAGAGGCTTTGACGGAAACTATTGGGTATGGGAATATCCGGACTATACTAGAGACTATTTAGTAGTAGCTGACGTTGCGCGAGGAGATGGCGCAGATTATTCTGCATTCCATGTTTTTGATGTACAAGATGTACGTCAGGTTGCTGAGTACAAAGGAAAAATTCCTCCTAATGAATTTGGCAACATGCTAGTAACGGTTGCAACAGAATGGAACAATGCATTATTAGCAATTGAAAATGCAAATATTGGTTGGGCAGCAATCCAACCGGCATTAGATAGAGGATATCAAAATCTACATTATACATATAAAGATGACGGATATACAGATGCAGATGTACAATTGAAAAAAGGATATGATATGAAAGATAAGGGCCAAATGGTTCCTGGAGTATCAACTACAACTCGTACAAGGCCATTAATGATTTCTGCATTAGAAATGTATATGCGCGAACGAACTCCTATAATTCGTAGTAAAAGACTTATACAAGAACTACTAGTATTTATTTGGCTTAATGGTAAAGCACAATCACAAAATGGATACAATGATGACCTAGTAATGTCATTTTGTATTGGTCTTTGGTTGCGCGATTCAACTCTTAAGTTACGACAACAAGGAATTGAGCTCAATAAAAAAGCACTTTCATCATTTCAAAAAACAAGTCCGGTTATATATACAGGCAACAAAAATAACACTGATAATGGATGGTCGTGGAACAACGGCCGAGATGATGAATCATTAACATGGCTTATCAAATAAAAATCAGGCATGGTTCTATCGATAGTTATATTTATATAAAAAAGATAATATGGCGTCATTAAGAAAACGTTTACAGAATTTATTTAGTACCAATGTGGTTGTTAGAGCATATGGTAAAGATCAGCTACGAGTAGTTGATACAAATCGATTGCAATCAGTAGGTAATTTAAGTCAAAGTAAAGTTGCAGATAGATATACTCGTCTGCACGGAGCAAATAAACATCGTGTCGGCGGAAATGGCGGATATGATTCAAATTATTATATGCATCAAAATCGTTTGCAATTATATGCTGACTATGAAATGATGGATAAAGATCCAATTATATCTTCAGCATTAGATATATATTCAGATGAATCTACATTAGCTGATCAATTTGGTGATATTTTAACTATCCGAACTAATAAAACACAAATACAAAAAATACTTTACAATTTATTTTATGATGTTTTAAATATTGAGTTCAATTTATGGACTTGGATTCGTAACATGACAAAATATGGTGATTTCTTTTTAAAGTTGGATATTGCTGAAGAAATTGGAATTTTAAATGCACGTCCATTTTCAAGTTATGAAATGGAAAGATGGGAAGAATATAACCAAACTACTGGAGAATATGAAATCAAATTCAAAAACGTTGCGTCAGAACAAATGACATACGATGTGTTTGAAGTAGCACATTTCCGCATGTTATCAGATTCTAACTTTTTACCATATGGTAGATCCATGTTAGAAGGAGCTCGAAAAGAATTCCAAAAATTGATGATGATGGAAGATGCAATGCTTATTCATAGAATAATGCGTGCACCTGAAAAACGTATTTTTAAAATTGATATTGGTAATATTCCTACAAATGAAGTAGATTCTTTTATGGAACAAATTATCAATAAAATGAAAAAGATTCCACACGTTGATCCACAAACTGGAAATTACAATTTAAAGTTTAATATTAACAACATGTTGGAAGATTATTATCTACCAGTTCGTGGAGGTCAATCATCTACAACAATTGATACATTACCGGGTATGACATTTACAGGAATGGATGACATTGAATATATTAGAACAAAGATGATGTCAGCCCTAAAAATTCCAGCACCATTCTTAGGATATTCAGAGGCAGTTGAAGGTAAATCTACATTAGCATCAATGGATATTCGTTTTGCTAGAACAATTGAACGTGTACAAAAAATTGTATGTTCTGAGCTTGTTAAAATTGCAATTATACATTTATATGCTCAGGGATTTGAAGGAGAAGATTTAGTAGGATTTGAATTAGAATTAACGGCACCATCAATTATTTATGATCAACAAAAAGTTGCATTAATGAATGAAAAAATAACTTTAGCAAATGCAATGAAAGATTCAAAATTAGTTTCTGATAAATACATATATGAGTATATCTTTAATATGTCTGAAGATCAATGGTTGCAAGAAAGAACAAATGTTGTTGAAGATTTAAAACTTAGATTCCGTCAAAATCAAATTGAACAAGAAGGAAATGATCCAGCAATCACAGGAACATCATTTGGAACACCACATGATTTAGCATCAATACATATGAGTAGCAATGATGTTGGAGAAAAAGATAAGGGTGGTCGTCCAAAAGAAGGAATTAAATTTGGACAACATAAAAATGAATTTGGTTGGGATCCTACCGGAATCAAAGGAATTAAACAAGAAATTAATCCTGAGCACCAAAAAACAACATTCCAACCTGATACTAATTTTAAAAATAGAGCAGGCGCAGTTGCAGTAGAACATCATGATATATTAAAACAAATAAAGTCAAAAAATAAAGGTGCGTCAATTATTACAGAATCATTAAAATCTAATAAGATAAGTGAAACAGATACCGATGCAGGTACATTATTAGATGAAAACAATATTTTGTAATTATAAACATATTTATTAAAAACACAAGGCATCGTATATACATGAAGAAATTAAAACATTCAAAATATAAAAATACGGGTATATTATTTGAAATGTTGGTTAGGAAACTAACATCTGAAACATTAACATCAAATAAATCAGTAACTATTGATATTATTAAAAAATATTTCGGACGTAATACTGAATTATCTAAAGAATTACAATTATACAATTCATTAATTAAAGAACAGTTTCGAAGTGAAGCTCAAGCATTAGATTATATACGGACTGTTAAAGGCGCATATGATAAATTGAATCAAAGTGTGTTAAAACGACAACGTTACAATTTAGTAAAAGAAATCTCAGATAAGTTTGTGTTTCCGGATATGTCAAAAATGCATATCAATAACTATAAAGTATTAGCGTCTATTAACATGATATTTGAATATGCAGAAAATGAAAATCCTAAACAGTTATTGGAATGTAAAAATGTAATAATTGATCATAATTTGATTACAGAACGAGTTGCACCAAAAAAAGATGAATTAATTGAATCATTTACATCGCAATCAAAAGATATGCGTTTATTAACATATAAAATATTAGTTGATAAATTTAATGAAAAATATTCAGGATTAGATGAGTCGCAAAAACAATTGTTAAACAAATATATTACTCATGTAAATGATACAAATGCATTGCGTGAATATATTAAAAAAATAATTCCAGGAATTAAATCTGATTTAGCAAATCAATCAAAATCTATAACAGACGCAGCAACTAAAATTAAAGTAGCAAAATTATCAGAAATGCTTTGTAATGTTGAATCAATGAAAACTATTAAAGAATCACATGTATTATCATTGTTACGTTATTTTGATTTAGTTCGCGAATTACAAGGGATGCATTAATGAGGTCATTTTTAAAAGAAATTGAAGACAAATTTTTAGATCTTGAAGAGTCATGTGATAAGTGCGACACACCTAAGTCTCAATGTGTATGTGATGACGAGATTGATGAACAAAATGTTACTGGTGCAATTGCAGGATATAATATACCAGCAGCGTTTGCTAAGCCAGGAAAATGGAAACAAAAAAATGCACAGTATGAATCAAAAACACGTAATATGGGCCAGTACCAGACTCCAGAATTTGATGAAGAAGTTCAAGCCGATAAATTTCCATTTGCAATGGATGATGATATTTGGGTAAATAAAGATATGGAATATCCATCTAAAGATAAAACAAAGACCCCGGGCACGGCTCATAAAAAAGATCTAGATATGGCAAATCGAAAAACTAAACTTCAAGTTGAAGATGTATTAGAAAACAAATACCAACAATTAATTGAAAGTTATCGTAATTTTTCTGTAGCCGACCCAAAAATATCTCCGGAGCGTAAAGTAAAAAATACAATTCAAGAAATTGCAAAAAAGCTTCAAGAAATTGAAACCATGGTAAATTACAATACTAGATTAAAAACAGAATCAGGAGTGACTTCATCAAATTACGGCCCAGGAACACAAAAAGCATTAACAAAAATATCAGAGAGATTGATTAAAATTTCAGAACGAGTAAGATCACTAGGAGAATAACATGAACAAACAACTAATAGTAGAATATATGCCATTTAATCCAATTGGCTCACTTATTGAGTCAAATGGTGCTGCATATGGAATACCAGGAGGTTTTGTAGTTCAAGGAGTTTTACAAAGAGCAGGGTCTAAAAATCAAAATGGTAGAATCTATCCTAGAACTATTCTAGAGAGAGAATGTAACCGATATCAACAAGAATATATAAATCAACATAGAGCGTTAGGCGAGTTAGACCACCCTGAATCATCAGTTGTCAATTTAAACAATGTTTCACATAACGTGCTTAAAATATGGTGGAAGGGTGATGATTTATGTGGCGCAGTACAAATTCTAGAAACGCCAAGCGGTAAAATTCTTAAAGAACTTTTTAAAGCTGGTATTACTTTAGGAATTTCTAGTAGAGGATTAGGATCAGTTAAAGAATTACGTAGTGAAGGCACCGTCGAAGTACAAGAAGATTTTGAATTAATTTGTTGGGACTTTGTATCTAATCCATCAACCCATGGCGCTTTTATGCGTCCTACGCACATGAATGAATCGGCAGGTAAACAATCTACCGCAAATAAATATAATAAAGTAAATAGTATCATTACATCGATTTTGTGTGATGACGGTAAATGCAGGATATAATATGAACTCACCAAATTTAAAAAGAATTTTAGAAATGATCACTGAAGATCAACCACAGCCATTAACTAAACAAGAAAAACAAGAATTTACAAATCAAGTTAAACGGTTTAGTGAAATGAATCAATCAGTTTACGGAAATGGCGATCTTCAATCTTTAACAGATCGTGTTAAAGACATGATCAACAAAGCTGAACAAATTACAACAGAAGCTGGAGATTGGTTTGATAATGTAACAATTAAACGTCACATGAAAAACTTGAATGATTCATATCGTGTATTTGAATCAACAGCAAAAGAAATGAGCCAATTGCAACAACGTTTAAGTGCAGCATATGAAGATATTGCACAAGGATTAAATAAATACTTTGATGTTAATTAATTTGGATTTTTAAATAAAAAATATTATAATATATAGGTAAAATGATGACTCGAATCAAACAAATGTATAAAGACTTTTTTGGCTATCGACTTAATGAAGCAGCATATGTTCCATACAACATAATGGATTTTGCTAAAAACAAAGGATCTTATGCAGTAGCGCTTGTCAAGAAAGCAGCAACATGGGCAGAAAAGTCAGGCAAACGAATCAGCGGCGGAACTGCTATTGGTAAAAACTATAGCACTATTATTTTAGATATGAAACATCAAGGAGCTGAAATTTATATTAATCTTGATAATGAAACTATTAAATTATATGGCGAAGAAGTTTATGATGCAAAATCATTTGCTCAGGTATTTAAAACTATGTCCGATCCTAACAATATTATATTTTCAATTAATGACGAAAAATTAGACGACATATTACGGGCAAATCATAGCAGAGAATTAGAATATAAAAAAGATGTAACGGGCGATGTATATTATATATTACCAACAAAAGAATTTGATCGATTTATTGATTATGCAGGTTCTGCAGGATATAATGTAGATTATGAAAATTCAGAAGATTCAGTAATTTATGTTGCAGACGCTGAAATTAAATTACGTGAACAAAGCACCGGAACAATTTCAACTAAAGATCCGAAGCAAGCTGAAGAACTTGCAAAAAAAGGAATCAACGTTAGTTTGTCAGAAGATGAATTAGAAGAAGCTCAGCTTATTAATCATATGACTGATTATCGTGGAGGAGTTGAATATGTAGTACGTGATGTTGCAGAAGCACAAGCAGTTTCACAAAATATTCAACAATGGTCCGAGAAAAAAGGATTTACCGTTGTTAACAAGAAAATTTCAAAATCAGGTCGAGTTGGATATTTTTATTTTAGACTAGGCGAAAACCCATCACAAGAATCACAAAAGATACAAGGATATATTTCACAAATGCCAAGCATTAAACATTTTAGATTCCGCGTAAGATCACAAAATTCTAGACCAACACAACCAACGCCAGATATGGTATAAACAATTTATTAAACAAGTTATATGAGTAAAAAACAAAAACAACATCAAGCAATTGTCCCGGGCAATACATTAGCAGTAAAAGTTACCGGATCATCCCGAGAAGATTTAGCATATGCACTTAAAGCATGGAAACGCAAAATAAAATCATCAGGAATTTTAGAAGAAGTGAAAGAACGAAAAGAATTTATTAAGCCTAGCGTTAAAAAAAGAAAACAATTACAAAATGCAAAATTTATGCAAATGGTAAGAAATTTACACGCAAATTAAAATTTAATTGATTTAAAATATAAGCCCCTTCTTAAAAAGTTGGGGCTTTTTTACTGATTTTTTATTTTTGCTTATATTTATTTTAGAATACGCTATTACAACATATATAGCGTTTACCGACAATTAAAATATTCTATTAAGATTTCAAATAATCTTATTTCCAAAAACAAATTTAAGGAGAAAAACTATGGCAAAATCAGATTTGCTAAAAGAAGCAATTGCCGACGCTCGTGCTGTTAAAGAAACTGCATTAGCAAACGCAAAAATTGCTTTACAAGAAGCATTCGCTCCCCGCTTAGAAAGAATGTTAGCTACAAAACTAACAAATGAAATTGAGGGTGAAGAAGAATTGCAAGAACCAAATTTGGATGATATGGGTGACGATGTCCCTGTAGAAGACGAAACAACAGATGGTGCTGTTGATTGGGTTGACAATGATATTTCATTCTCAGTAGGTGGAAACACTTATGATGCTGAGATTGATAATTCAATGGAAGACGAACCAATGGCAGAACCAGAAATGGGTGGTGAAGAAGAAGCACCAATGTCAAATGACGAAATGTCAGACGAGTACAATGAAAACTATGAGATGGATGAAGATCTAAATCTTGAAGCAATCATTCGCGAGTTAGAAGGCGATTTAGACGAACCAATGGAAGAACCAGAAATGGAAGAGCCAATGGCAGAAGGCGAATACGAAATGCCGGAAGATATTGAAGAAGACATGAACATTGATGAAATCATTGAATCGATCCTACGTGAAGAAGACGAAGAAGATGTGCCTGCAGCAAAAGCAGACGATGAAGTTGAAGCAGTAAAAGAAGAATTGGAAGAAGCTTATAATACAGTTCGTCAATTGAAATCTATTATCAACGAAGTTAATCTTTTAAATGCAAAACTTCTTTACACAAACAAATTGTTTCGCAATTTTGAATTGTCAGAAAATCAAAAAATGAAAGTAATTGAAAATTTTGATAGAGCTGGTAATACAAGAGAAGTGAAATTAGTATTTAGTACGTTAGCTGAATCATTTAAACGTCCAACAACAAAGAAACGTGTAGTTAAGGAATCATATGCATCTAAACCAGTTGCAACAACGGCTCCTAAATCTACAAATATTATTAATGAAGGATTTGATCAAGCAGAACGATGGAAAAAATTAGCAGGATTGCTATAAACATTTTAAAAAAAAAGGAAAACAAAAAATGAGTATTTCAAATTTATTACAAACTAACGACTTCGTTCAAAGAAACAATGCTAAATTAGCAGTTTCTAAATGGGAGAAGACAGGTTTGTTAGAAGGTCTAAAAACCGAAACAGAAAGAGCCGGTATGGCTCAATTGCTTGAGAATCAAGCAAGACAACTAGTGAAAGAAGCATCATCGACAGGTATTGCAGCTGGATCTGAAGAATGGGCTGGCGTTGCGCTTCCATTAGTAAGAAGAATTTTTGCTGAATTTGCAGCAAAAGAATTTGTATCAGTTCAACCAATGAACTTGCCATCAGGACTTATTTTCTATTTAGATTTTAAATACGGATCTACGGCTCCTGGATTTGATAATGACAACAACAACAGAACAGGTGATCCATTTGGTAATCCTAACGCAACAGACTCTTTATTTGGTGTAACATCAACTGGGTCTGACGCAGCCGGCGGTTTATATGGTGTAGGTCGTTTTGGATATTCAATTCCATTTACATCTTCTGCAGCATTAACGACAGGCTTTGCAAATACAGGTTCAGGTTTAGGAGCATTAACTGACGCAGGTCTTGTTAATTTTGATAGCGTTTATTCTGCATCATTGTCAGGATATAAAAAAGTAACCATTAATGTACCAACTGATGCTGATTTATATGCAGTTCGTTCTTGGACATTCACATCTGGTTCATCAGCAGTAGAAATTACGCCAGTACAAGCATTCTCAACAATTGATAGCAATTACACTGCATCATTCATTGTAACGACTGCACAAGCAACAGCTATTCAAATAGCAATCGCAGGTGCTGCACCAGGATTAAAATTACAATATAGCAGACAACCGGATCCCGTATCGCGAGGCGATTTTGAAGATAAAAATGCATTTGGCGGAACACGTTACGGAACATCAGGTATTAATGAAGGTACTGATATTGAAATCCCTGAAATCAACCTTGAAATGCAGTCTGAGCCAATTGTTGCTAAAACACGTAAGTTGAAAGCAGTTTGGACTCCAGAATTTGCTCAAGATTTAAATGCATACCATTCAATTGATGCCGAAGCTGAATTGACTTCAATGTTGAGTGAGTATGTATCCATGGAAATCGATTTAGAAATTCTAGACATGTTAATTTCTGCAGCGTCAACTACTGAGTATTGGTCAGCATTAAACAACAACGTATGGAACGGTTCAGGTTTTTCACAAACATCAGCGGGTAGTGCATCGCCATTAGCAGGTGATGGTTTTTATAATACACAAGGTGGTTGGTTCCAAACTTTAGGTACCAAACTTCAAAAAGTATCTAATAAAATTCACCAAAAGACATTACGTGGTGGCGCTAACTTCTTAGTAACAAGTCCATCAGTAGCAACAATCCTTGAGTCTATCCCAGGATTTGCAGCTGACACAGATGGTACTAAATTAGAGTTTGCGGCAGGCGTACAAAAAATTGGTGCAATCAATAACCGTTACACTGTATACAAAAACCCATACATGACAGAAAACATAATCTTAATGGGATTCAGAGGAGCACAGTTCTTAGAAACAGGAGCAGTATTTAGTCCGTATATTCCATTAATTATGACTCCGTTAGTATACGATCCGGTTAACTTCACTCCACGTAAAGGTGTTATGACACGTTACGCGAAGAAAGTAGTTCGTCCAGAATTCTACGGAAAAGTATATGTTCATGGTTTGAATACGCTTTAATAGTTAGTTAATTAAATTAATTACTAGTTAAATAATTAAAGAAATGAAAAGGGGTGGCTTCGGTCATCCCTTTTTTACTGTACAAATATTTATAATAAAGGAAAAATATATATGGCAGTTCCAAGAAATAAATATTCAATGCAAGCTATCATTCGTTATGATGGACGTTTGGTTGATGTTCTAGATCGAATCCGAGCAATCCGTTTAGTACTTATGGTACATATTGAACAGGATCTAGGAAAAAATAAAGAATTAATTACAATCAAAGTTATGACTCCTTATCCAGCCCGTGAAACATTTAAAGCAATTCGACAAATGGCCCTAGGAAAAATTGAAACATGTAAAGACATAACTTTGCAAGAATCTACACTTACAAAATTATCTTAATTAAATTAAATTATGGCTACACTAAACAAGGAAAAAACTCCACCAAAAACTGAAATTAAATTTTCAATTACATTATCTGAAGAGCAAAAATTAGCAAAAGCAAAAATTATTAAAACACCTTTTAATTTTATTTTAGGCGCAGCTGGTTCAGGTAAAACATTGTTAGCAGTTCAAATAGCATTAGACATGTTTTTTAAACGACGAGTCAATAAAATTATAATAACAAGACCTACAGTGTCAAATGAAGATAATGGATTTTTGCCAGGATCACTTAATGAAAAGATGGAACCATGGTTAGTTCCAATTCGTAGTAATATGCGTAAAGTTTACAATAAACCAGAATTACTAGAAAAAATGGAAAAGGAAGAAAACATTGAACTAGTTTCATTAGCACACTTTCGAGGAAGAACATTTGATAATGCTGTTTGTATAGTAGATGAGTTTCAAAACTTGACAAAAGAACAATTAAAAATGGTATTATCTAGATTAGGTAAAGACAGTATCATGATTTTATGTGGCGACAAATATCAAGTAGATTTAAAATTTAAAAATGATTCTGCAACTCACGAAGTTCCAAAACTACGAGATTCAATATGGGTCAATGAAATTGTTTTATTGGATAATCATCGGCATGAAGCTTTACATGATATTTTATCTCGTTTAAATGATTAACAACGATATTTATATAAAAGGAACAAATAATGGATTACAGCACAAATAAACCAATATGGCCCGGAAGTTCATCTTTCACAACAGGATCTACGCCTTTTGGATTTTTTGATACTGATTCCATGTTCCAAAAACATGCAGATAGTTTTGCAAAATATGCTGCTCAACATATTGGATATCCGATCATGGATATTGAACTTTTAGATATAAACTTCTATACAGCATTTGAAGCATCTGTAATGGAATATTCAAATCAAGTTAATCAAGTTAATATTGTTAATAATTTGATGAATACATTGGGTATTCAAACAGGATCTGGATTCATGTCAGGTTCGAGCTTCACAGGACAACAAATAGGTAATTCATTTGGATACATATCAAAACTATCAAAAGCATATGGCACAGAAGCTGATTCGGGAGGAACAGCAAAGTGGTATAAAGCTAAAGTAGATATGATTCCGGGTCAACAAACATATAGTATTCGAACCGCAGTATCTAAATCTTTAGGAATTAATTTAACAAATACTAGTTCAATTGAAATTAAACGAGTACTTCATAATCCACCGCCAGCAATTGTTAGATATTTTGACCCATTTGTTGGAACTGGATTAGGATCTCAAAATTTACTTGATTCATTTGGATTTGGAGGAATGTCTCCATCAATTAGTTTCATGATGATGCCAATACATGCAGATTTATTGAGATTACAGGCAATTGAATTTAATGACCAAATACGTAAGTCACACTACACTTTTGAAGTACATGGCGATGATATCAAATTTTGGCCAGTACCGACATCAGGAACAGGTTCAGCATCGTCAACAATATTTTACGGATCTGTATGGTTTGAATTTTTATTTGAAGAAGATAAAAACAATGATGCACTTTTATTCGGCAATACAGCTCTTATAAAAGGGGCAGTAAGTGACGCATCAAATATACCATATACATATCAAACATACAGTAGCATTAATGATATGGGGCGTGCGTGGATTATAAAATACGGATCAGCATTAGCAAAAGAAATGTTAGGATTCGTACGTGGAAAATATAGTTCAATTCCTATTCCTAACTCAGAAATAACATTAAACGGCTCAGAATTAATATCACAAGGTCAAACTGAAAAAGGTGAATTAATAACTCAACTACGAGAATTTTTAGATAAAATGACCAAAGAGCAAATGCTAACAAGACAAAATACAGAAGCAACTCAAATGAATGAAATTCTTGCAAAAGTTCCATTAAAAATTTATGTTGGATAACGGAGAACACTTATGGCACTATTTGGAGGAATTAGAGATGCTCGATTTTTAGCTGCAGTTAATTCGGAATTGCTTAATACAATTATTGATACTGAAATTGAGTTTTTTAAATTAATAGTAGAATCCAGCAATTCAAATATATATGGCGAATCAGAATCAAAAGCATTCAATGATTCTATTTTGATTCCATGTTTAATTACCAAAGAAACAAAAACAGCAAACATGGATGATTTTGGTCATTCATATACAAGAACAGCACAATTTGCAATATCACGAGATATTTTAGAACGAGCTTCATTTTTTCCTGAAGTTGGAGACATTGTATTTTGGGATAATGAATATTATGAATTAGATAACATTGATGCAAATCAATACTTTGCAGGAAAAAACCCAGAAACATGGCCGAACGGATCACAACATGGCTACAGTGTTTCTGTATTATGTGAAGCTCATGCAACAAAACAAACGCCGCAAGGAATTAAAGATATACGACGAGGCGGAAATAATAATTCGTTGGCATATAAAGGATATTAATGCCTAGATTGAATAGACAGGATATTGATCGTAAAACCAATAAACCTAATCCAAAACAAACGGAAGGTGTATCTAACGATTCAATTTTAAATCGGGCAGAACAATTGCGTCGCGACGATGATATAATTCGTACACCAAAACGTACAACATATGATATTGATCATGCAATTAAGTGGTTTATAGAAAATGAAATACAACCACAACTAGAAACCAACAATCAAACAATTCCAGTACCGGTAATATTTGCTGCAGGAGAGAAATGGGATAATGTACGTCGTTTAGGTTATATGCGAGATGAAAAAGGAATGATTCAGTCTCCAATGATCATGTTGAAACGAAACAGTGTTTCAGAACGAGACTCAGTTAAGTCATTGGATGTGAATCGACCTCAGTCTGAAAACGTGCGGATCTATCAAACAAAATACAATGAGCGCAATCGGTATGAAGATGATTTATTTCCAATACCAACCAATCAACCAGTTGAATCTATCAAAGTTTATGTTGTAGATATTCCTAAATATGTAACAATTGAATATGATATGATGTTGTGGTGTGATTTTACAACACAAATGAATTCATTGGTCGATCAAATTTTACCGTATGGTCGATTTGCTTGGGGAAATGAACAAAATCGTTTTACTACTACAATTGGAAGCATAAGTTTTGAAACAGTTAATACAATTGGAGAAGATAGATTGGTTCGAGCAACTATTCCATTAACTGTATTAGGAACTTTATTATCAGAACAAGAAGCACGACGTTCAACTTTAAAGAAAATGTATTCAATTAAAAAATTAACATTTGAACAAGTGATTGATATTGAATCAGATTTATTTAGTACTACAACTGTACCAGCACAAGTGCTTCAAGCACGAAATATTATTAATAGCGGCGGCACTGTTATTGTTAGTGGTGGAGGAAGCTCTACTACAATTGATTCTGCAGTATTATTATATTTAACAGAATTATCAGATAAACAAGCAACATGGTCAAATACAACTACAGTAACTGTACCATATGCAGCAGGATTAAATCCTGTAACAGGCGTCACAGCAACTAAAAATGAATTCAATGTTTATGTTAACGGACAATATATTGATAAAGCAGTATATGCATGGACACCAACTTTAACAACACAATCAATTGTATTTGATACATCGATATTAGGATACACAATAGAGGCTACAGATACAATAATTGTAAATGGGAGGTGGGCATAATGGCAAGACAATTTAAACCAGGACAATTACAAACCGGATCTTTATTTAATATATCTTCTTCGTATGCATTAACAGCTTCTTTTGCGTTAAACGCACAAACGGCATCATATATTAATCCAACGTTTATATCGCAATCAGCAGCTGCTAGTGGATTTGGCGCAGGAGTTACATATATATCTGCTAGCAATAGTCCACTAACCGAAATTGAAGTAGCTGATTACGATAATAGCGTAGCTGTAACATTTGTTAACGGAAGACTTAAATTTATATTTGGAACGCCAGCATCACCAACATCAGTAGCAGCATCTTTAAGTGGATTTGCAACTGATAGATTTAATAATGTAAACGATGCATATTTAGTTAACGGAACATGGAATAATCAGGAATATACATTAGTAAGTGCATCTTTATATACAGGATCAGCTCTATTAGCACAAGTTGGTAGTGGAACATCTTTAACATATAGTGCAACAACATCGGGTTCTCAAACATATAGATTAGAATATACGGCAAGTTCTCCATTAGATAGCAGTTTATACAAAACATCAACTACAACAACAGGAACAGTATCTAAAACAAATCCTGCGTCACCTACATTAACTCCAACACCAACAATTCAATTGGGATTTGGTGGAGTATTAAATCAAATTGAACAAGGTGCAACGGGTAGTATTTCGTTTACATCATCTTCGGCAAATCCTTCTAATAATTGGAATTTGACAAGTTTAACAACAAATGTAACATCACCATATTTAGTAACAGGTTCTGCAACAGGTTCTACTGCAATCAGTTTAACGGCAACTGCAAACTACGCATCTCCATCTGGTGATAATATTCCTGATACTACAACTACAACTACTACAACTACTACTTATAATAAGATTAGAAGTGTAAGATATGGAGTATCTACGGCAACAGCATTTACATCTACAGAATTAGAAAATTTAGCTACATGGGATACTACATTAGGTGGCGCAATTGGAATAATAGTTAAAGGTACGACCAATCCTCATACGTATCAATTTACTATTATTACTTCTGGCCAATATATATATATAGTTGTTGATTCTTCATATTCGTTAACTGGAATTTTAAATGTAAATAACTCAAATTCAAATGACTTGGGAGTATTTACGGCAACAACGATTGGAAATTATAAAGTGTATAGATCAAATAATATTTCAGCAACAACAATTTTATACGAACTAAGAACATCATAAAATGGCTATAAATACAATACAAGGATTTAATCCATCCACAACGGAACCTATAGACTCGAGAACAGTCGTAGCAGATTCTGCTTCAAGATTTGGTATTCCTATTTATAATGCATATGAAGGATTATTAGTATTTCAAAAAGATACAAACGAATTATACTCCTTAATAGATACAGGAAGCATATCATCAAACGCTGGATGGCAAGTAATAATTACGGGCGGTTCTAGTATATCTAGTAGCCAAACAATTATAGGATCCGCACAAATAACAGGATCTTTAGGTGTAACAGGTTCAATTTCAACTAGTGGATCAAATGGTACAATTAATGGTTTATTTGTAAGTTTAGGGGGTGGAAATGTTCCCTCAAACATCTCAATTGGTGCAACAACAAATTTTAGCTCCTCTAATATAGGTAAATATAATTTTGCAGCAGGAAGCGGATCTTTATTCTCTAACACAATAGGAGAACACAATACAGCAATAGGAGGTGGTGCTTTATATTCTAACACAATAGGAGGATCCAACACAGCAATAGGACGTTTTGCTTTATTTCCTAATACAATAGGACAACACAATACAGCAATAGGAAATAGAGCTTTATGTTCTAACATAGTAGGAAATTTCAACACAGCAATAGGAGCGGGTGCTTTATGTCTTAATACATCAGGATCCCACAATACAGCAATAGGATTAACTGCTTTATGTGCTAATACATCAGGATCCCACAACACAGCAATAGGAAATCAGGCTTTACGATACAATACATTAGGAGACAATAACACAGCAATAGGATGTAGACCTTTATATCGTAATACAACAGGAATCAATAACACAGCAATAGGAAATCTTGCTTTATTTAACAATACAATAGGATGCAATAACACAGCAATAGGAAATGCTGCTTTATTTAGTAACACAACAGGATCCAATAACACAGCAATAGGAAATTGTGCTTTATGCTCTAATACATCAGGTTCCCACAATACAGCAATAGGATGTTATGCTTTACGCTTTAATACAACAGGAACCCACAATACAGCAATAGGACTTGCTGCTTTATGTACTAATACATCAGGATCCAATAACACAGCAATAGGAAATGCTGCTTTATTTGCTAATACAACAGGAATCTACAACACAGCAATAGGAAGAAATGCTTTATGCCAAAATATAACAGGAAACAACAACACAGCAATAGGAAATAGAGCTTTACAATTTAATACAACAGG